GACTCACTGGCTGTAGTTTGCGACGCTGACACGCTCGCCACTATTCTTGACGCTACGCTGGGGGCGGATGGGGACGAGCGATTGGACGACGATCAGGCAAACGCAACAACGATGTTCTTTGAGTATCTTTGCGAACGTCGGCCCGATTGTGTATTGATCGCACAGCGTCAGCAGGGATTGCTGACTGACGTGGAATGGGAGACGATGGATATGAGTTGGAGAATCAAAAACGCCGAAGATTGCTACACGGACGAATCGTACAATGTGTTCGACACGTTCCGTGAGGCTCAGGAAGCGGCGGCTCAATTGTTCGACATTTACCCCGATGGAGATTTCATCGTCGTGGCAATAACGAAAGCTACAGCATGACGACCAAAGGCGGAAAACGAGCGGGGGCAGGTCGCCCCGCGTCACGCGGTGAACGCAAACAGACCACGTCAATGCGGTTGTCGCCCGAGGTACTGGCCTACCTGCGGCAGTCTGACGGATCGGTCGCAGACGTAGTCGAGGACGCCCTGCGACGGACTGCGGCGTTCAGACGGTGGCAGGATCAATAGTCCTGATATCGAGCGTGACCGTTACTGACGATCAGGTCGTTCAGATTCTCGCAGTCGAGCGTGAAAACCTCCGCGATATACCGACCGTACTTTCCGGTCTTGTCTTTGATCGTCTGTACGATCACATCCCGTCCGAGGATCTGCGAGCGTAGCCAGTCGCGGGCGACCAGCCCGACTGGCCGTTCCTCGCCTCGTACCTCCCAGGCGTCGATTCGTGCGAGCCGCAACCGCTCAATTCTGTGCGTGTGAAATCCCAGATCGATACGCACCGTGATGGTGTCGCCGTCGTAGATTTTTAGAACGTGTGCGCGGTATCTGTAGCCGATCATTCGTCAGTCGCCGCTAGCAGTTTCTTGAGTTCCGCGATGTCCTCGCGGAGTTGCTCGAACTGTGACCGCTGCCGTTCCTCAACGACTGCGATCCGCTGGCCGTTGGCGACAACCTCGCCCGATATCCAGCCACAAAAACTGAACGCGACAGCTCCGAGGATGATCCAGCCGGCCCATTTAATTTTTTGCATGTCGGCATTACTCACGGTTTCTTTCCTGCTCGCGTGACGAACTGCCGGAAGCCTTCAGACGCGGCGACGGCGGCGATGATTGCCCCGAGTGCCTTCGCCTCAGTCTCGTCAAAATTATTACTGAAGATATACAGGCTCAGACACGCCGCACACAAATACACCGCGTGAAATCCCAACCGCCAGGCGGGATGGTTTGGGTCTTGGATCTGCATACATTTTTCTTTCCTGCCCACGTCTTCCGCCGTGACTGTGAGCTGTCAATGTCTTACGTTGGCCACCCGACACCCTGTAAATGATACGGCAGGACCGGCGTGATAGTAACAGTAGTCGGCCAGTCATCGATGATCGGATCTGGACTGTCAATGCCTAGCGCGCTTTGTGGCGGGATAGCACTGGCTGTAGTCAGCGTTACCGGCGAGCCGTCAAGGTCTGTATTACATACTAGCGTTTTTGTATATGTGACGACCTGGCCGCCGCCAGGTGTTGAATCTGTGCCATCACCGACAGCGAGATATGAAGCATCAGCCTGTCGTATCGGCCGCTCGAATTTTTCTATCTTCTGGTTACTCCATCGTAGTGTGCCTCGCAACGTCCACGACCCATCAAGGATAAACAGAAACCAGATAAACTTCTCGACCATAGTTCCGTACACGAAGCTGGCAGGATTGTAGTCTGGATCATACACCTCGTAGCCGCCAGGGGATGGTGTCGGGGCAACAAACCCTGACGAAGGCTGAGTGTCCAACAAGGTGAAATCGTCGTAATAAGTGCCCGGTAATCCGTACGGGGCATCGAATCCCATGTGACTCGGGGCGCTCCGTCGATAGTCACTCGTCGGTGAACCTTCATACCGCCGTTTTCCACGTCGAAAGACATGAGCCTCTTCGCCTTCCGATTTTCCCCACTGGCATTCGGTTGGATGCAGGTTGATCTGTACGCCAGAATAGAAGATGTTCGAGATGGCCGGTAGCACATAGTCCCAGTAGAGCGTGTCAGTCCCGGTTACTCCTAATACAGTCGTTAACCCCGTGATGCGGTTTCCGGTCGCCTCTTTGTCGATTGCGTACGTGGGGGTATTCCCCGCCCATTCGACGATAAACGCCGGGAACGTCGGATATTCACCACCGCACCCGAAGCAGTCAGTCGGTGGGTCACAATGGCACCCGCAATCTCCGGTCAAAAATCCCACGGTGGTCCCTTACGTGATGGCGGTTGCGTCACAGTTTGCGGCGGTTAGTTGCCACTTGCCCCACTTCCACTGAAATTCGACAAACGTGTCGGCTGCATATTCCGAATCCATCCGGTTATATATCGTGACCTCGTCCTCTGTTTCAACCAGATTGCCGTCCGCGTCGTGGCGGTAGATTATCGCTGTCCCGGTCGGCACTTCATCCCACGGAACGCGAGGATCGGCAGCGGCGGCAACCGCCGACGACAGAAACCCGATACGTAAATGAGCACGGCCATGCCGAGGCGGCAGCGGGGTCGGATGCTCGTAAGCAATGCGGTTCTGATCGAACTGGACGCCCTGAACTAGTTGACTATTGAACCCCGCCGAGATATCGACCGTTTCAGTCACTGGTTAATCCTCCAATACAAGGATTTCAACCAGCGTCGCCGCTGTGTTGCTTTTCAAGTAAAGCGTTAGCCCTGGCTCGCATCGAAAGTTTGCGGTTTCGCCCGCTTCAAGCCGCATGCCGTACACGCCGGTAGCGAAACCGATTTGAACATAATTCGCAACGTCACTGTTGCGGATATAACACCATCCCTCAGTAGCAACATCGCCGAACGTGCCTATACTTTCTTCACCCGTCGCGATACTACTCACGTTGTGATAGTAACCCGCCGCCGCCTGATCGTATGTGCTGGTGCCGGGACTGATCGTTAGCTTTAAGTTTGCGTTGTCCAACCGCATGTAAGGCTTAACGGTTATTTCGTTGGCCATTGTTTCTGTTCCCTTAACTGACGCCCGGAAGTACGGTGAAGTCTTTTTGGAAATATCGATTAACTGTGATATATGACGCCGTGGCTGGCGTAGGATTTTCCAACCACCCACCAGCCCCGTCAAGCAGCACTGGTTCGCGTGGTTCCTGCTGATCGGTCAACGTGATCGGCTTCATTCTGTCCGTCGTGTTTTCGTCAGTGAATCGCTCGTTGTATCCCTGATCAAGAAGCTGCCCCGTGTGGCTGAATTGTTCGTCCAGAATCAACTGAAAGCTGAACGTGTAGAACTGATGCCCGTTGCGAGACTGAACCGGGGTAATGAAACCAGGCGGGAACACGAGGCGAGCCACGCCAGCGGCGATACTCAAACCGCCTACCGTTATCGCCCCGCTGTTTATGCTATTCCTATATGACAGGATGTAAGATGGCACCTGGTCGACGTTACTGGCCACAGTCACGCCCATATCGTTCATTTCCATTGTGTCTAGTAATGGATCCCCCGCACTGTTCTGGATGCCGTTTCCGTCGCGGTCTTTGTAGATGCTCTGATTCCGCTGCGATCCGCCCCACGTTACTATGTGCCGGTCTTGTAACGGGTCTTCATTCTTCCCCGTCTCCCCGTCGATGGAATTTTCAGTCGTCCAGCTATCCGTAACCTCCCACCCGGTATAGCCTGAGACACAACGCACTGAAATACCGTTACAATACGCCAGCCCGTCGCGTGCGTGCGGTTGGCCAATTAGTGGCAGCGAAGTGTGCTCGCCAACCATACCGGCCGTGTCTAACTTACTGTCTGAGGTTAGTAGGTGGACGTTGGAATACGTGCGGATTTTTGAATCGTTATTCGCTGTTCGGCTGTCTGCTTTGATTCCCTGGTATGTGATAGTCACGCGACACGCCCCTGGATCTTTGCGTTACGTTCGCGTTGTCGTTCCAGTACGGCGGCCATCCCTCGTAGGATCGTGTTTGTTTCTTTTTGCTCTTTGATTTGCGGGCTTTTCTTGCTGTCCAGCCCCGCCGTCAGGATTTGCGTTAACGCTTCCTTCGATCCCTTCTGGAATGAATCGGTCAACCGCTTCGGCGGTTTCGCCTGTCGTTTTTCCTCGGCGTCGATGTCTTCCAGTACAGCCCGCAGTTGTTCCAGCTTTTCAGTGCTGACGCCTTGTTCTCCGAGCTTGTGTAATAGAAGTGATGTTTCAGTAACCGACCCTTGCAACATCGCAAACTCATCCTGTGCGGATCTCAGAGCCTCATTAAATCCGCTTTCCTGATTTATAAACTTGTCAATGATTGAGTCACGTTCGCCAGCGATAACGAATTTATCAACAAGACTTGTGAACTCTTCCAGTCCATCAACTTGCGTGAACTGAGCGTTCAGTTCCTGCATTTTGTTTTTTAACGCTTCCAGTTGTTCCGCCTGTTTATTCCATTCCTCTGCACCTTGCGGTGTGGCTAGTGCCGCCTGCACAGCCTTAATTGGCGGCAACATGTCAGTGTAAGCGTCTGTGAATCGATCAGCGGAATCAGTGAACGGCCCGTGCTCGAATTCCTCTAACTCCGTCGCTGTCGCCATTCTAACGGCGGCACTTTTCACCTCCGTCGCCGCCTTTGTTGCCGTTGCCCCCACGTCTCCCATCGCAGCATCAACGGCCAACATTGCCGCCGCTGCCGCCCCGAGTCCAATAGTGAGATTCGCCCACCCCGCCGGCCCGCTGACGCCCTGTGCGAAGATCATGGCAATCGTGTATGCTCTTGTGGCCGCTGCGACGATCCTGAACGCGGCGGCAACGGCAACTACGGCTGCCCCCATCTTTATGGCTATTCCCAGCCACTTATTCATATTCAACGCCGCTGATTGAATTACTGCCGTGACCTTCGTTACGACTGGTTCGAGGCTCTTGCCGAAAGCTATTGATAACCCGTCGACGGCTGACATCATCTTACGGAGTGACCCGCCGACGCCCGCGTCCATTTTCTCCGCTGTCTCGGCAGACGTTGTCGATATGTTTCGCAGTTTGTCGGCCAAGTCTTTTGCCGATCCGGCAGCCTTGCCGAGACTCGCCGCCGCTGTAATTCCCAGCAATCCAAACGCCTCTTTCATCTTCGCCATACGCCCGCCGCGGGTCAGTCCGGCGGTTGCTTTGTTCACATTTTCCAACATGTCAATCAGCGGTAGAATCTCGCCGGCTGAATCTCGGAACGCGATACCAAACACCTTTTCCATCCGTTCGGCTTCTGCCCCCGTGACCGCACCAAGTCGACGAATTGCCGCGCCAGCCATTGTGCCCTGTATCCCGACATTTCCGAGCGTAGCAACAATTGCCGTTGTGTCTTCTAGGCTCATTCCAAGGTCTTGAGCAACCGGAGCGGCAAACTTCATCGCCTCACCGAGCTTTTCTACCGTGTTCAACGTGCTGTTCGCGGCTGTCGTGAACACGTCGGCGACGTGCGTTGCGTCCTTAGCTCCCAGTGAAAACTGATTGAGAGTCGTCGCCATGATCTCGGCAGACATCGCCGCTTCGGTCCCCGTCGCCCTGGACAGGTTCAACACCGCCTGCGTCATCTTGTTTATTTCGGTCGGCTTGATTCCGCCGCGTGCCAGTTCCGTCATTAGCCCCGCGACTTCCGCCGCCGTGAAACTGGTTGTCTTGCCGAGTTGTAATGCCCTGGCTTCCAGCGCCGCGAATTCTGCGTCCGTGGCTGATGCAATCGCACCCGTTGCCCGGATCGCGTCGTCGAACTCTGCCAGCTTTCTGACGGCAATAGCAGACCCGGCAGCCATAGCGATTCCAGTAGCCGCCGCAATCTGGTTGCCGAGCCGCTTCATGTCAGCCGCGGCCTGCTTTGTCTTGCGACGTGCCTTGTCCATACTGCTGCGGAACTTATCCGTCTTTGCGGTCAGGTTGACTACTAAATTTCCGGCGAATGCCATCAGAGAATATACTCCTCGGCAGTGCTGGTCGTCACGCCCCCACGCAACGCTGACGGTGCGGCAGACATAACGGCGGCGGTCGCCGCGTCGCGGTCCGCAGCGGTCTCTGGTGCGTCCTGAATCGTCCACGGCATCGTGATCGATTCAGTGTCAGTCGCCTTGTGTAGATATTGTGCAGCCATCTGAGATATCAAACCGATCATTCGCTGAGTATGTGCCACCGGATATATCTGATCAAACGCCTGCCACTCCTCCCACTGTTCGTGGCCCATCGCGTCAACCATGTCTGACGGTCTGACAACGTAAGGCGTGCCGAGAGACAGCATCAGCATTAACTGTCGTCCGCTGTCTCTCCTGAGTTTTTTACCGCTGATTCTACGTCTGAATCCGTAATCCCTGACAACTTGCCAGCCGCGTCGAAAAGCCTCTCCACGAGTCCGCCGTGTGACGCCCCTAATTGTGACACCTGATCGCCTGTGAATATCCGCGACCCGTCATCAGTCCGGCAGCATTCGGCCACGACACGCTCGCGGAATTCGTCCGTTAACGATTCGCGGTCAACGCCTTTGGCTTTGCTTTGGAATTGCTTCTCGAAGTGTGTGCGTTCGGTTGGTGTCATTCCCCAAACAGGAATAACGCTGCCGTTGCCGCCCTCAGGAAACGGCACGTCAACCTTCGGACGCTTCGCTATCGAAAAGAATTTCTCCGCTGTCAGAATCTCACGAGTCATCTGTTGTTTTCTGTGTTGATGGTTGTGATGTGTTTGCGGCCTTGATGCCCTTTTCCCATTCCGCTATCAGGTCCGCTGCCGCCTGCCATTTCTCGTTGAAGTCATCCGGCCCCCAGCCCTCATCGGCCAGTCGGTCTAGGCATTCATCGTCGGCCGGTTTCGCGTACCCCGCTTTGCAGAGTCGGTATGCGTCTGGATGGTCGATGATCGCCCCGGCTTTAATTATCCGATGCTGACCGCAGGCGGATACCGTGACGATTGCAGGATCGGTGCGGCTTGTCGCCAGGCTAGTACGTTGCAGTTTAGCTTTCACGATCCGCCCTTATGTAGCGTAAGTTGGAAGTCCGGTGAGCTTCATTCCGACCGACGCTTTAACGCCGTCGTCCTGTGCGACTGATACGCCCAAACTGAATCCGGCAATCTTAAACGGCCACGCCGTCGACGCACTATCGGCGAACGTGACCGAACCGTCCAGTTGCGTTGCCGCTGTTGTTGATGGAGTCGTCAGGTGGTCAGTTATCTGCTGATGGCCTGCGTTGGCTGGAAGTAGAAAAATTTCTGCGTTCATATTGCCCGGTTCCGTCCGGCCATTGCTTAGATACGTGTGACCTGACCCGGACGTGTCGAGCGTTGTCGTCTTGAACGTCTCGTTTTCCGCTCCGTCGTGATCGATACTGAGCACCTCAGATATGGCAGTCAGTACGGTTGCAACGTCGATCTTCAGAACGCTGCCTTTTGCTATCGTTGGCATGGTTTCTCCTTTTTTTTGGTTATCGTCGCCCGAGTTTGGCGGCTTCTTTCTCAAGAACCTGCCGTGTTTTCTGTCGTAGTTTCAGAAGTGCTGATGCACCGGATACGCCCGCCCCGATTCGGATCGAATCAGCCGCTGGCATGACTCCTCGACTGGCTCCGGTTTTATCCGTCACTCGTGATTTAGTGCCCATGAAATACCAATGGGCATTTTGTTTGCTGATTCCGACGCCGCCGTTGGTACCGCCTTTTCCGCCTTTATGTTTTCCAACCCCGGCACCCACTTTTGCCATGACCGTGCCGAACCTCTTCTTCCGTTTGAATCGTGCCGCGATCGTTTTCTTCGCTGATGAATTCGGCGTCGCCGCTCTCATCGCCTTTCGCATCTCCCCGAGTCCCGCCCGAACACCGGCTGCGATAGCCTTCTGTGATATTTTGCCGCCGATCTCCTTCAGTGCCCGGTCGAGTGCCTTGTCGCCCGTCAGAAATGTCGTCGTGCGATTACTCATACCGCATCTCAGTTCCTGACAGATCGAACCCGTTAGGCTTGACGACCGTGTAAGCCGTCGCACCGTCCGCCCGCGTTCTGATTCTGTACTGAGTCCGGCCTGTATCTGACCAGTCCCAGTGACTTAAACCCATGTCCATATTTTCGACGGTATAGGTGTGAGTCGTTCCGTCTATCACCCGTGCGATTGTGTCGCCTATCGCTGGATCTCCGAGCGTCAACGCCGTAGCGTCAATCAGCCAGTCGACCAACTCGACAACAACTTCCGCACCGGCGTTCCCGATTGTGCCGTACCGCAAGTCGCCCTGTATCGCTTTGGAAATAGTGATACTGGTCGACGCTCGCGTATAGGTGACGGACGCCCCGGCGATGTGCCGGGATGCCCTCATTCCTACCTTCAACGCTCGCTCATGTGCGGACAGCGTCATCGATTAAGTTTCCACCGCTTCGGTGATTGTGATCGCGTCCGATGTGAACAGCGGCACATTGAATGACGACTGAGGAAACGGAGCGGGCGCACCTGTCGGATTGGTTGCCGTTCGGCCCTGCTGAAGTTCCTTCAGCATCGTTCGATTAGTCACCATGAAATCAGGACCGCCGCCCGATGGAAACGCTGCCAGCACGTCGCTGATCAGATCATCCGTCAGCGGTTTCGTGTCGGTCGTCACGCTCAGGTTGGCGATTCGGCCAGCACTGTACTTTCCACCTAACTGAAGCCCGATATACATGCTCGCAGGAACATAATAAACAGGATGGTTCGTATCGTTGGCTTCAGTGACGATAGCGTCACCGATATCAACGCCACGAGCCATTGGAGTCACGAGCTTGACGTCGTTATCACCCGTCTTGATCGCGTACAGACTGGATTGCTGTGATGCAGTTGTTCCAGCCGCACCAATCACCATGTCGTCGGCCAGTGCGTCGAGATTCGACGAACCGAGCAACCCGACGAAACCAGCAGAATCGCCAGGACTGGTCACGCCGTAAATCACCTGCTGTTCGAGCGCGAACAATGCCGCGTTCAGATGCCGAATGCCTTCGCGTGCAATCAAGTCCTCCGGCCCTTTCCGCCACGCATTCGCCACGGCGAAATCCACACGCCATGAGAAGTCAAGAATCGTACACGCCGCAGAGACGACGGTGTCGATTGAATGATCGTAATCGCGGCCTGCATTTGCCGCACGAAATCCGACTACTGGTGCGCCCGTGTAGGTATTGTACTTGTGAGTCTCTGACCCGTCGGACGTGTCGGAAATCGGAAGACGTGCCACCAGCGGCGAAGCGTTCAAGACTTCGCTGGTCGTGGTGTCATCCACATCGAGTGCGTCAGCGACGAAATCCGCCACCGTCAAAAGATCGTTAGCCATGAGTTCAGTTCCTTGTTTGAGTTGTCAGGCGTTGCCTGTGTTAGTTGTCTTCGTAGCTGCGGCCAGAAATTCGAATCTTGCTACTCAATCCGCCCCGCTTCGGCTGTGGCGAATCATTGCCTTCGCCGTATTCGGCCGGTTCACGGTCGCCCGTGTCGATGGAATTCAGCGTTTCCTGAAGTTCGCCGACCTTCGCCTGCAGAGCGTCGATCTTTGCGTTCAGTGCCCCGATGTGGCGTGATTGTGCGTCGCTGAAAGAAAGCCCTTCAGCGACCCATTCCGCCGCACTGGTTGCACCAAACGATTCCGTGAATCGTGACAACTCAGACGCAAATTCCTTGCGGACGTCCTCGCTGCTCAACTGTGTCTCTGTGGCCGGCACGTCGGCCGGTGTTTCGTCTTTTGGCATGTCGTCACCTTTCGTGACTAGGGTTAAATCGTGGCGAGAAAGGAAACGCGATACCGCCGCAGATACGCGGTCAGCATCTACGCTCAAACAAGAACACTCCGGTTTCTCGCCCGAAAGGCCGAGAGCGTA